CAGTTCGGGCCCCTGCCCACCGCCGACGACACGACCCGCACCGTGTACGCCTGCGCCTCCCACGCCATCGGCATGGACGCCGCCTCCCTCATCCACCAAAACACCTGCACCGCCCCCAACGAGCAGCACCTGCCCAACTGCAACTGCACCCCCGAAGCCCTCCCCACCACCCCGACGGAAGAGCCAGACGACGACTCGCTGAGCAGGCTCCCCGCGTCCTGGACCAACGGCGGCGCCTGATGGACCGCCCGCCGGGCTACGAGGAGTTCACGCCCACCGGCCGGCGGCGCTGCCAGAGGCGCTCCAAGAACAGCGGCGGCGAACAGTGCGGCGCCATCGCCATGAACGGGCAAGACGTGTGCCGCTTCCACGGCGGCGCCAGCAAGCAAGCCCGCGCGGCCGCGGCACGACGCGTAGCGGAGGCAGAGTTGACCGAGCAGACCCGGCGTGCCCTCGCCGTCCTGGACGTCGCCCCGGTCGACAACCCGCTCACCGCCCTCTCCGAACTTGCAGGGCAGGTTGTCGCCTGGAAGGACGCCCTCGCCGCACGCGTCAACGAGCTCGAGCGGATCCGGTTCACCGACGACAAGGGCGCTGAGCAACTACGCGCCGAGGTCGCCCTGTACGAGCGGGCCATGGACCGCTGCATCAACGTCCTCGCCACCATCGGCCGCCTCAAGATCGACGAGCGGCTCGCCGCCATCAGCGAGAAACAGGCGGACCTCGTCATCACCGCCATCGAGGCCGCACTCGCCTACGCCGGCATCACCGGCGAACAGGCCGCCGACGCAAAGAAGGTCGCCGCGCGGCACCTGCGCTCCGTGTCCTGAGCGGGAGGCCGGCATGCTCGACTTCCTGGAACGGGCCGCCGACCGGCTCGAAGTCAACGCGGACCAGCAGCGCACCGCCGAGATCTACGCCAAAGACCCGGCCGCCTGGGCGCGGGACAAACTCGGTGAGCACTTCTGGTCCAAGCAGATCGAGATCGCCGAATCGGTGCGGGACAACCGGCTCACCGCGGTGAAGTCCTGCCACGGCACCGGCAAGTCCTTCACCGTCTCGAGGCTGACCGCCTGGTGGCTGGACATCCACCCCCCGGGTGAGGCCCGCGTCGTCACCACCGCCCCCACCGGCGACCAGGTCAAGGCAATCCTCTGGTCGGAGATCAACGGCGCGTTCGCCAAGGCCCACGCCCGCGGCAACCCGTTCATCGGCCGCGTCAACGAGACCGAGTGGAAGCTCGACAAGCGACTGTTGGCCTTCGGCCGCAAGCCATCCGACTACAACCCGCACGCCTTCCAGGGCATCCACGCCAAGTACGTCCTGGTCATCCTCGATGAGGCGTGCGGCATCAACAAGCAGTTCTGGACCGCCGCCAACGCCATCGCCACCGGAGACAACTGCCGGATCGTGGCCGTCGGCAACCCCGACGACCCCGGCAGCTACTTCGCCCGCGCCTGCGCGAGCGGACGCTGGAACGTCATCAAGATCAGCGCCTTCGACTCGCCGAACTTCACCGGCGAGACCGTGCCCGACGACGTACGGCCCATGCTCGTGGGGCACGCGTACGTCGACGACATGAAAGCGGAGTTCGGCGAGCAGTCCCCGACCTACATCAGCAAGGTACTGGGGGAGTTCCCCTCCGACGCTGACGATGGCGTGGTGCGGCTGTCCGCGATCCGCGCCTGCGCCCAGCCCCGCGACACCGAAACCCCCACAGAGGGGCCGGTGGAGCTAGGCGTGGACCTCGGCGCCGGCGGTGACGAGACCTGCATCCGTGAACGCCGCGGCCCGCTCGTTGGCCGCGAATGGCGCACCCGCGAAAAGGACCCCATCAAGGTCGTCGCGAAGATCATCGAAGCCATCCGGGAGGCCGGGGCGACCGCGGTGAAGGTCGACTCGATCGGCATCGGATGGGGCATCGTCGGCTCCCTCCGTGAGAAACGCGAGCAGGGCCTCCACGCGGCGGAGATCTTCGGCGTCAACGTCAGCGAGAAATCCACGGAGCCGGAGAAGTACGCTCGCCTGCGCTCGCAGATCTGGTGGGAGATCGGCCGACAACTGTCCGAGGACTGCGCCTGGGACCTTTCCCAGCTCACCGAGGACGACCGGGAACGGCTCGTCACCCAGCTCACCGCACCCAAGTACACCCTGGACTCCTCCGGCCGGATCGTCGTCGAGCCCAAGGACGACACCAAGAAGCGCATCGGACGCTCCCCGGACAACGCCGACGCGCTGCTCCTGGCCTTCTATGTCGCACCCGGCGGCTTCGATGCAGCCATGAGCTACCTCAGCGGCTACGCCAGATAGCCACCCACAGCCAATCAACCAGGGAGGGGTGACGCGTGGCCCGCTGGAACCCGCTCCGTTGGTTCTCCCGTCAGGACGAGCCGCACACCGAGGCCGACACCACCAAGGCTCTCGCCCCCGCAGCCCCCCAGACCTTCACCCCGGCCCAGGTGGGCACGCTGGTGGCGGCGACCGCGCAGGCCGCCCGCACCGACGGCACCTTCCAGCCCCTGCCGCGCACCGAACCCCAGGTCCCGTTCGGGCCGGGCATTCCGCTCGCCCCCGCGGCGATTGACCCGCTGCGCCCCGACGGCCGCACCGAGCCCCGCTTCAACGAATACCCCGTCACCTCCAACCTGCCCGGCGTCGGGGACCGCCTCGTGCCGTGGAAGGTCCTTCGCGACGCCGCCGACGCCGGCGGGCTGCCCCGGCGCTGCATCGAGATCCGCAAGGCAGAGGTCACCACTCTCGACTGGGCGATCACCATCACCAAGGAGGCCGTCGAGGCGGCACAGGCCGTCTCGGACCGGCCGCGGGCGGAAGTCGAGCAGGAACTCCGGCAGCGCCTGTCCAGCGAGATCGTGCGCTGCACCCGCTTCTGGCAAAAGCCCGACCCCGGGCAGGACGAGAACTTCGCCGAATGGGTCGGCAAGGTCCTCGAGGAGCACTTCGTCCTCGACGCCATCGCCATCTACCCGCGCCGCACCTACGGCGGCGACCTGTACGCCCTCGAAGTCCTCGACGGCTCCACGATCAAGCCGCTGCGCGACCACCGCGGCGGCCGCCCGCTGCCGCCGAACCCGGCCTACCAGCAGATCCTGTGGGGATTCCCCCGCGGCGAATTCATCGCCGACGTCGACGACGGCGGCCAGGTGATCAACGGCTACGAGGCCGACCAACTCGTCTACAAGCGGCGCAACGTCCGCGCCCACACCCCCTACGGCTACTCCGCGGTGGAGCAGGCCCTCGAGGACGTGGACGTGTGGCTGCGGCGCCGCAAGTGGATCCGCGACGAATACACCGAAGGCACCGTGCCCGTCGCGTTCCTGAAGAACACCGGCCAGTCGTCGTGGACACCGTCCCAGATCCGCGAGTACGAGACCGACCTCAACGACACCTACACCGGTTCCACGGCTTCCCGGCACCGGATGCGAGTCCTGCCGCCCGGCTTCGACCCTGAACTCCCGGGCGACTTCGGAGAGAAGTACAAGCCGGAATACGACCTGTTCCTCATCAAGCAGATCAGTAGCCACTTCGACGTCACCATCGCCGAACTCGGCTACACCGAGACCGGCGGGCTCGGCTCGACCGGCTGGCACGAGGGCCAGGCCGCCGTCCAGCAGCGCAAGGCCACCCTGCCCACCCTGCGCTGGCTGCAGCAGCTGTTCACCGCGATCTCCCGATCCCACCTGCGGATGCCGCCCGAGCTCGAGTTCCGCTTCCTCGGCCTGGAGGAGGAAGACGAGGCCGCCGCGGACGAAGTGGCCGGCAACCGCGTCCAGTGGGGCCGCATGACTCTCAACGAGGACCGCGACCGGATGGGGCAGCCGCGCTACGACTTCCCCGAAGCCGACATGCCGATGGTGATGACCAGCCGCGGCGTGATCCTCCTGGCCGGGGCCGCCGAACGCGGGGCGCCGGGCACGAACATCAGCGCCGACCACGGCACCGGCACGGCCGGACCGTCTGACGATACCGGCCCCGGCGCTGATGACGACGGCGAGGAGCCGCAAGGCGAGGAGGAGGGCACCGCCGGCGACGGTGACGGAGAACGGGCCGACGCGGTCAAGGCCGAACTCGCTGCCTACCGCCGCTGGAACCGCCGCAACCCCACCCCCAGCCGCCCCTTCGCCTTCCAGACCGTCACCAAGGCCGACGCCCCCGACCTCACCTACGCGCCCGTCGTCTTCGCCACCCCAGGCGGCGATGACCGCCCAAAAGATGACCCGGTCTCCTGGCCCGGCTGGCACCGCGACCAGGAGACCGCCACCCTCCAGGCCACCCGCCTAGGAAAGGCACTGCGCCAGGCCGTCAACTGCGAGCAGCTCGCCGAACGCTGGCTGGCCCAGGAACTCGTCAAGGCCGACGAACCCGACCCCACGACAGCCGAGACACCCCCACCACCGGCCGACACCGCCGGCGCAGGGCAGTGGGCGGCCGCCCTC